CTGATTACATCGACACCTACAGCGCAGGATTTGAGATCAGTTCAACTGCACCTGCGGGTATCAATGCAAATGGCGATCAATTCGTCTATTGGGCTATTGCTTAAAGGAAACAAAATGCAAATCAGAACACAAACAGGCGCAGTCATGTACGAAAGTGAATTTCGTGCATACACAAAAGCCAATGGTGGCCCATCATGGGACTTAACAACAACTGAAGTCTTGGAGGCTTTGGGTGCTGATGTAGTCTTTGAAGGCGCACAAGCTACTGGTGGTACTGTTTACCAATACTCAGTCTATGGCGGTGTAGAACAGATTGATGGCAAGTGGTACACAAAGTATATCCTTGGCCCTGTGTTTACAGATACTACTGTTGATGGCGTAACAACTACAGCCCTTGAGCATGAGACTGCTTACAAGGCTGCTAAAGATGCTGAACAGGCTAAGAGTGTTCGTGCTTCAAGAGATGAGAAACTAAAAGACTGTGATTGGACACAAGTAGCTGATGCTCCTGTTGACAAAGCAGTATGGGCTACCTATCGTCAAGCCTTGCGTGATGTCACTACACAGACAGGTTTCCCTTGGACAATTACATGGCCTGATGCACCATGACACAAGAAGTCACCCACGAACAAATCTACGAACGACTGATTGCAGTTGAAAGTAAGGTAGATAGCATAGACAAGAACACAAGTGGTCTTGTAGAAGCTATAAAGGCTCTTGATGGGGCTTTTAAAGTCTTAGGTTGGGTTGCTTCTGCTGCCAAGCCTATTCTATGGGTGGGTGCGCTGATTATGGCTGCTGGTGCAGTCTGGCAGACTTGGATTAAAAAATGAGAGATTGGGCTATGGCTTTTACGAGCGCAGTCCTTTTTTGCATTACTGTTGTCTGGTGTTTTTACATCATCGTTTGGGCTATGACGTGAAATGGCTATTGGTGCTGTCTATGTTGTTTACATTGGTGGCATCTAGTAAAGAAAAAACTGAATATCGCTGTGTTAGGTGGGCATGGACAGGTGATGTTTACAACCGAAAGGTAGTATGCCTTGAGTGGCAAAAGGTTGAGAAAAAATGATAGACCCCATCACAGCCCTAGCTGGCATACAGTCAGCAATCAGCATGGTCAAGAAGGCAGCAGGAGTTGCCCAAGACCTTTCTTCGCTTGCGCCCATGATTGGCAAACTTTTCGATGCCAAGTCAACGGCTACGAAAGCCATGCTTCAAGCCAAGCAATCTGGCAAAGGCTCGAACATGGGGACTGCCCTCCAGATTGAGATGGCACTGGAGCAAGCCAGAGCGTTTGAAGAAGAACTGAAGATGCTCTTTATGCAGACAGGCAAGATTGATGTTTGGAACAAGATTAAGGCTCGTCAAGCCGAGATGGACTTGGCAGACGCTAAAGAGATAAGTGCATTAAAGAAAGCAGAAAAGGCAGCCAAAGAGAAAGAGCAAGAACAACTAGAAATTGGCTTGGCAATAGGTGGAATCTTCTTTGTGCTGTTTTTAGTCTTTGTTGGCGTAAATGAATTGATGGAATTCTGTGCAACTACCAGAAGGTGTGGTCGGTGAATGAGTACCAAAAAACTTTTGACTTGTGCTTAAAAATATTTGTTTACGGATGTGTAGCTTTGTATTTGTTAGGCTTTTTAAAGTTCTTACCTGACGATTTGTCGGACAAAATTGTTAATCTCCTACTTGGAAAGATTGGACTGTAATGCTATCTCTATTTTCTACACTTGGTGGTTTGTTAATTTCTGGACTACCTAAACTACTAGACTTCTTCCAGAACAAAGATGACCAAAGGCATGAGTTAGCTTTGGCTAGGGTTCAAGTAGAACTTCAACTACAGATGATGGCTCAAGGGTTTAAGGCTCAAGAGCGCATGGAGGAGATTCGCACAGACCAGATTGCCATGCAAACAGATGCCCAGATGACAGAAGCTGCTTTGAAGCATGATGAGAAAATCATGGAAAGAGCAAGCACTTGGGTAGTGAACTTTGTAGGTACTGTAAGACCAATAGTTACTTACATCTTTATCTTTGAGTTATGTGCAATTAACGCATGGATTGCCTATTACGTTTACTCTCGTCCTAGTTTGGTCAACAACATGGATGATTTAATTCGAGTTACTGACGTTATTTTCTCTAGCGATGAAATGGCAATGCTTGGAGGAATTATCGGGTTTTGGTTTGGCTCACGTTCATGGGCTAAGAAATGAAAGTCAGCAAAGCTGGTGAGGACTTGATGCACTTCTTTGAAGGCTACAGAAACAAGCCTTATCGGTGTTCTGCTGCCATTTGGACTGTTGGGTGGGGTCACGCTATGTACGCAGACCAATTAGCCTTGCCAAACGTCCGTAAAGAGGGTTATACAGGGCTTATCAGGTCTGATTACCAACTAAAACAGGAGGATGCCCGTGTTTGGTCTAAAGATGAACTGGTCAATTTGTTCAAGGTTGACATCGATACTTTTGAACGTGGTGTTCTTCGACTTTCTCCTATTCTTGCTAGTCATCAAAGCAAATTTGACGCTGTTGTCTCTTTTGCGTATAACGCAGGGCTAGGAAACTACCAAAGGTCTACCATTCGCATGAAGGTAAATCGTGGGGATTGGGAGGGCGCAGCCGAGGCTTTTATGTCGTGGACTAAGGCTGGCGGTAAGGAGGTAGCGGGTCTTGTAAAAAGACGCAAGGCTGAAGTGGCTTTGTTTTTAAACTAAATTGTAACAATTATGATATAAGGTGTTGAAATGCCTAACATTCCTACACCGCAAGATGTCGCATTATTTGCACAAAGTGTCAAAAAGTGGCAACAAGTTCTAAGTCTTGGGGATTGGAGAATAGAGAAGGGAATGAAGCCAGCCAAGGAAGCTATGGCTTCTGTGGAGTTTAATCAAGCTGCTAGATTGGCTACTTATCGACTTGGTGACTTTGGTGCTGAGAAGATAACACCTGAGAGCCTAGATAAGACAGCACTTCACGAGTTACTTCATGTTTTCTTACATGACTTAATGTGTACAGCCACAGACCCTAAATCCTCTGATGAGGAAATAGAGATGCAAGAGCATAGGGTTATTAACTTGCTAGAAAACTTACTCTCTAAGGATTCCAATGGGCAACCATAATCAGACTTGCACAGACACCGAGTTTATACAGTTATGGGGTCAACTTCAGTCTGCTGCAAGAATAGCTGAACACCTTGATATTGCAACCAGAGCAGTTCATTTGCGTAGAAGGTGGATTGAAAAACAATACAACATGACGCTAAATGCAAAAGACCATCGTGGTGCTTTGTACGACAAAAACAGACCTAAATCATTTTCACCTTTAAAGCAAATAAACCTTGGCATAGAGGACGGAACAGTTATTGTGTTCTCTGATGCCCACTTCATCCCAAGTCAGCGCACAACAGCGTTTAAAGGGCTTCTATGGGCTATCCAAGAGTTTAAACCCAAGGCGGTGATATGTAACGGGGATGCGTTCGATGGTGCTTCTATATCAAGGCATGACGTAACTGACCAACCACAAACTTCTGTTATTCAAGAGTTAAAAGCTACGCAAGGTGCGTTGGGTGAGATAGAAGAAGTCGCTAAAGCTGCAAGACACAATGTAAAGCTAGTGTTTACATGGGGCAACCACGATATTCGGTTTGGCAATAGATTAGCCCAACACGCACCACAATTTAAAGAAGTTCAAGGCTTTAAGCTGACAGACCATATCCCAGATTGGGACTTCTGTTGGGCAGTATGGCCTACTGAGCAAGTTATTATCAAGCATCGTTACAAAGGTGGTGTTCATGCCACTCACAACAATACTGTGAACGCTGGTGTGTCAATCGTTACTGGACACTTGCACTCTTTAAAAGTTACTCCATTTTCTGACTACAACGGATGTAGATACGGAGTAGATACAGGGACGTTGGCTGAGACTGATGGGCCTCAATTTACATATGCCGAGATAAATCCAAGCAATCACAGGTCAGGATTTGCGATTCTTAACTTCTTTAATGGGCAACTACTGACACCTGAGTTAGTCCAGAAGTTTGACGAAAACCAGATTCAATTTAGGGGCGAAGTCATTGATGTAGGTGCATTTTGAGTGCATGGCTCATCATTCTGACAGGGGCAATCTACGCCTATATCGCTGCTGAACAGCTAATGAAAGGTAATCCAAGCATGGCTGTCGTGTACGCAGGTTACAGTTTCAGCAATTTGGGGCTTTACTTGCTTGCTAAATAATATCCTTTTGGAAGACTCCGTTAGGCAAAAGCGTACCCCTACGATTCTTGATTTGGTCGTATGCAACTTCCATGCAGTCTACCAGATGTATGTCCTGTAAAGCGCAGTAGTTAATAAGACAGACCATGACATCACCAACAGCGTCAATAACAGCTTCCTTGTCGTGTTTAATCGTAGCATCTGCTAATTCTCCCATCTCTGACATTGCTTTAAGAAGCTGAACTTCTGGGGTGCTGTTAGGAATAATCTTTCTGGCTTCTGACCATTGAATTATTTTCATCTCTATA